CCCTGCCGTAGCGTCGGTCGTTGATCGATAGGCACACTCCCAGGACGGTCTGGTAAAACTGGACGTGATGGCTTAATGGGCGGCGGTTCAGTACCGATTGTAACTTCACCAACAACTCCTGCTATCGCTCGACAGATAGCCTCAAAATGAGCGTGATAGCGTTCGCAATCCTCGCGCGCATTGACGAAAGCCACCTCCACGAGCACGGCCGGCATTTCCGTTTCCCGGACCCACTTCAAATGCGAGCCGTCTTTTGCTCCCCTGTCTGTAAGCCCTGACGCAATCGCAATTTCAGAAGCCACATCTGCTGCAATCTCGCGGCTCGTACTTGATCCGTAATACGCCTCCGTCCCGCGCATGCCGTCAGTGTTTCCATTCGAATTGAAATGGATTGACACATCTCTGTCGCGGGTGCGTTCGTTGTGCTCGCGAATCAGATAATTGAGATTATCATCCTGATCCGTAGAAATATCGTCTTTTACTACCTCGATATCGACACTTGCAGCACGAAGGAGTTCAGCAACACGATCAACAACTCGACGTGCCTCATCGACCTCGTCGAGCCCCCATGGCTCCGGACCTTCAGCACCGCGTACTTTCAATCCGTGACCGGGAGATATGACAATTCTCATCGGCACTCTCCGTTGCTCGATAGTTGGTGAAGAGCGTTTTATCGTGGTCGGCAAAATAATGCCAGACCGGAAACTCTGGATCGCGTCGCTCCAGCCGTGTGAGCGTGTTGACTTCCCAAGAAATATTCCCTGTCTCTTTCAGCCAGCGCTTGTATTCTAGCTTCATCGCGAAATTGAACGCCGAGACAAATCTACGCGGCACCACCATCACGCCGCCACAGAACCGCCAGTGCGGCCAATTATCATCGTAGGGGTACTGCCCCTTCTGCCAACAGCCAGGGATCGCTATCGCCTGTTCACTCTCAGCGCGGTCCAAAAACGCGTCGATAATCTCTGCTGTCACACCCGGAACATGGAAGATACCGTAATCGATCCACACAAACACATCCGCGAATGGATCTACATAAAGCGCGATTTCGAGCCACTCAGTCTTCTGCGCCTGTATAATATGATACGATAGCGAATTCTTTCGAGGATTATCTGCGATCGAATAAGAAAAACGAGAAGTGTCGAGACCGTATTCCGTCTCCAAATGCTCATGCAGCCAACAATGTTGAACATCCCCTTTAGCGAACATGACGCGATGTTCGATGCCAAGAAGTTTCTTCCCCAGCGTGTCATATTCAAGCTCCGAACGTGGATGATCCGGAATTGGAATGAAGGCTGAAACGACCGTAATCATAACGCATCTCTATAAACAAACTGAATGACATCATTGACGTTCATCGTCGCCGTCCATGCCTCGCAATCCCGCACTCCATAACTCACCATGAGCTTCATTTTTTCTGGAAAATACGCCAATCCCGCCGCAAACTCGATCTGCCGATCGTGAAAAAAGAACGGAGCCGAAATACGATCGACTTTCCCAGTCGGATGAAACGCCACAAACCGATGCTGATAATAACGATTAGGTCGACCAGGAATTATGCGAGCTTCGTGGACCAACCCCAGCCATGTTCGTTCATCGATCTGGATGACTTGTGACCCGCCACTGACATGATCTACACTCCATTCTGGTATCTTTTCAAAAACCACCTCACCATCGGAGTTCACCAATGTCCCCAACCGGTAAACGAAGCAAAGCTCGCCGTCGCGCACCCAAGGCATCCAATTCTTCTCATGACGACGCGTACTGGGTAGAACTTGCCGCCAGTTGGTACAATAACAACAGCCAGAACTTTTCAGAACAAGTGGAGCTAGAATTTGTTCGCACCATCCTTCGGGGGTCAACTCGCGAACGGTTGATAATGTCCAAAATTCTTCTCCAAATTGAAATACACGCGAATCTTCAAACCCAAGCACGAGTTGGTACTGTGCTGGAGCCGGCCAGTTCTTCGGCAGACCTATCTCCCGCCAAGGACCACCCAGAGGACCAATAAAATTGCGAGTGTGAATAGGATAATCACCAGAGATCGACCCATCGCCCCGCCGGATCCGGTACTGACCATCATCCGTAATCGTGTAATTAACCGTTCGAACCAGGACGCGCGGAAAGCCATCATCGTTGATCACCGAAGGGTTCATTGCCACATAAAGATCAGGAGGCTCGAACATAATCCGTTCTGGCTTGAATGACGGCACATGTTCAACTAACGGCTGCAGATACCAGAACAGATTGCTCCGCGCCTGCTCGCTACCGGCGAGCGCCAACTTGTTGGCCTCCTTTGCTCCTGTGCGACGGTGGCGCTCGCTGTAGTACGCGCAAATCGCAAACTCTTCCCTCAGACCAGCTTTATAGACATTGTCATCAACGAAGAGGTGCTCGCCTTTGGGCACTGGTAGTCCAAGTCCAGCCTCCGAAAAGATGAGGCTGGCGTGGTTGCCTCCTTTTTCTCGAAAATATTTGGCAAGATCGTGAAGTGTCTCAGCGCGCTGGGGACGCTGATTATACGCTTGCAACATCTCCCACAGAAAATGTACGTCAAGTCCAAGTGATCGATAACAATGTGCAAGTCGCATTCGGGCATACCACCGCTCTTCTTCGTATCCTCCGAACTCGGTCCGTTTGCGATAGTGTTCAATTGCCTTCTCCCACTGCCCAGCGTCGAAATACGATTGTGCCAAATAAAAATGATAGCGCTCGACAATCCCCGGCCGTGTCTCAGTCTCAAGTGCCTTCGTCAATAAATCGATGTCGCGAGCAAATTTATCAGGACGATTAGCCCCATCAGCATGATCCAGAAAATAAGCTCCATCGAGAACACCAGCGGACTGAACGTCCAAATATTCATGGGTCACTCCCACATAATTGCCGATGGCCTGACGCGACAGCAGCCGACGATTATAGTAGACTAAATTGCCACCAACCTGGCGCATATCGTAAGACAGGCCCTCATGACCATTGGTCCAATTCGACCGCTCGACCCGGAGCTCCATATCGGCGTCGGCAAGAAGAAGGTAGTCCCACGCGAGCTTCGAATCACGCGCGCGACGGAGCGCCTCGTTGCGTGCCTGTTCGAAGTTCACAAAAGCCGTCGAATGAACCTCGATCGGCTTCTGCGCCTGCTCAAACAAATACGTGATGATTCCAGCAGTGCCGTCGGTTGATCCGGTATCCACCACGATGCCGCAATCGATATACGGCATAATGCTGTTAACACAGCGTTCTATTCGCGCTGCTTCGTTCTTAACGATAGCGTTCCAGGCTAGCCGCATTATTTTCTAGATTTTGCCGGCTCCGTAGCAACCGTATCCACAGTCACACCGCCTACAACCTCGACTGATTCATCTGCAGGAGCCGCTGCCAACAGCTGATGAACAGCATCCTCATAAGTAGGCGCATCAACGTCGGCTTCGATCAGTGGGGTGGTCCGACGATATTTGATGTGGAACATAGGCATTTCCATTTCTCCTCGGTTTACCCAGGTCCTCCGCCGATCGGTGGGATCCTAGCTCCTGGCACCGGCGGCCGCGGCTGATTGCCTACGACGTTCGCCGGCAGCGCTAATTGCCGCGACATCGGCGTCGGCTGCGCACCCTGCGCCTGCCGTGCGGCTGCGGCCATATTCGGAGGAGGCGACGGCCCACCCATGCCGGTAGGAAGACCCCCGCCCATACCAGGCGGACCGCCAGGTGATGCTGCACCTGGCGCCCCACCCTCCTCACCAGGCATCGCTGCATGCGAGGCAAGGAAGCCTGACGTCAACTCTGATGCGATCTTCTGAACTCCAAGCTCGACGCCAGTCTGAATGCCTTCGTCGACCTTCTGGCTGAGCGCTTTGTTCTGCTCGTTTTGCTGCTGTTGCTGTTGTTTCTTCTGCAGCATCTCATCCGACGGCACCACCTCTTCGCCATCGAGCCCGATCGTCTGCGACACCGATCGTAGCACCACCCCACGCCCCGTGATGCCCATGATCTCCATATCGACCGGATTGTTGGTATGCTGTAGGAACTCCAGCTGACGTTGCCGCTGGGTTTCACGTTGCACCGCGACGTCGACCCCCCGAACAGTAATGTCCTCCTCGCCAGTGAGCATTCCGGTGGTATCGGTCAGCAACACCAGATCAGACAATTGCTGAAGTGCAACCTCGAACAAATCGCGATCTATATTAGCAGCAACTGTCTGTAGAATCTTGCTGGCGTTGCCCATCAACATAGCGAGGCCGGATGCGGTCCGTCCGGCCCCGCCACTTGCCTGTCCGCCGACATATTTTGGGATCGCCGATACATCGTCGGACAGATCGACAATCGCCTTGAAAACCGTCAATAACTCTTGTGCGTTGGACTGCGGCTGAAAAAACTCGACCGGCGGCTTGGCGTTGTTGCCAACCGGATCACTCGAGACGTGCCAACGCTTCCAGGGATAAAGATCGTCAGTATTCTCTTCCGGCCGCACCCGCTCGTCATTGACCACCACCTGCGGCCCACTGGCGATGCTCATATTGTTGACCAGCGAACGCAATGTAGAATTTGCCACATCCTGCAAATCAGCAATCAGATCGACCAGTGAATTACCGAGTGGCGTCCCAGGCACCTTTTCGAAGCTTGTAACAAAGTAATTGTGCCGTGCGCGTGGCGATGGCGACAGATTGGCTTTGATAACGTGATTGCCAATACAATACGCATCGACGTGATAATCTCTTAGCGGATCGGATATTCCTGGCATACCGTATTCTTGTAAGATCTCGCCCTGAACGTTTCCGTGAAACTCCATTTGAGTGATGAGGCCAGATCGGTTCCATGCCGGGTTCTCCCTCGACTCCAGCACCGCCCGTTCCGCGTCGGTCGTATCCCACGTATCATAGAGCCCGCCGCGACCGTAATCGGTCAGCACCGCGCGCACTTCATCCTGATTGAAGCCCGGTAGATCGAGCAAATCGTTGAGCTCTGCACGCGTGAGCCGCGACTTCTCAATCACGTTGGCATTGGCAATGTCAGCAACGCCTGGGGTCCACCATAAATCGAAAGGTGAAACTCTTGCCCACATCATTTTGGGGGTCTGCTGAACAACCGGCTTGTTATTGATCCACTTGATCTCCGGCAGGATCTTCACCATCGGCCCCTTAAGACAGGCAAACGGGAAAATCGGCAGGTCGACGAAAAATTCAGCGAGCGCGTGATAGAACATGCCCTCGCGCAAATACTCTTCGATCTTGTCCTCCGAGTCCTTGGCCTGCTGGCTCGCTTTCTTCCTGGCCGCTTCCTGCGCCGACTCCATCAACGCCTGTTTGCGCTTCTGCATGGCATCTTCTGGTGCCGGCTGACCGAGTGTCTGCTGCACCATCTGCTGCTCTTGCTGCAGCAACTGAGTGATCTTCTGGATGATCTCCGGAGGAACGTCCGGATCCGCCGGCGGTCTGACCGACCACGGTCGATCGCCGCCTAAATAGACGTCACGAAGAAGCGAGGACGCCGCACGACATTTCTGCGCCGACAAACGCGCATAGACTTGAGAACCGCCGAACTTCATCACCTCTTGCAGCTTGGTCTGCGAATATTGACCGTTAAATGTGCGCAGCGCCTCGAGCATCCGATTGGACCAACCAGATGCCGTATTGCGATGGTTGCGGAAGATCTCGAATTGGCCACGGATATAACCGCAAAGCTCTGGCGGTGCGGGCTGGGCCGGAGCCATCGCAGCCGCGCGTTCCTGCTCCGCCTTGAGCTCTTGGGCTTCCAACAGCGCCGGCGGGACCACCCGCAGCGCGCCACGTTGAACGGAAGGGATAACGCCATCGGCCATAGAATCACGGCTAACGGAACTTCCTTAAGAATTTCTTAAGCCTTGTGGGCTAAGACCCGCTCATGCCTGACCTCGACGAGATCCAAATGGCCAAGCTCGCCCGCGAGCTCGTCATGAACATCCGCAACTACCGCCTCACCTTCGCGGACTTTGGAATCGACGAAAACGACTACCAACAGATTGAAAAGAACGAATTCTTCCGCAAGGTGAAGGATCAGTTCACGATCGAATGGAATTCCGCGCTCTCAAGCGAAGAGCGCGTCCGCCTGATCAACCTTGCTTACTACGAGCAACTTTCCCCGGTCCTCGCCAAGCGCGCGATGGCGCCGGACGCCAATCTGGCGGCCGCAACCGACGTGGGCAAACTCTTGATGAAGGGCGCCGGCGTAGGCGAACCCAAGAGCGAGAAAGCCAATACTGAACGCTTCATCATCCAAATCAACCTCGGGGCTGATCAAGATGGCAAAGAAATAGTTGAAAAATATGATAAATCCATTAGCATCGACCCCAATGACGCTCCTCTACTTCCTACTCCGAATAGCAAATGACCCGATGGCCCGAACCACGTCGAATGATCTTGATTTGTCCTGTTTGTGGAGCGCCTTTCCATCGTGAGTACTTAAGAGTTCAAAAACTAAAACGTCCGGCCGTCTGTTCGAACATATGTTCCGGTATCCAAAGAAGCGGAATTAACAGTGATTTTTGACGTCGTGTACATCAAATAGAAGCACTCATGTCACTACCAGGATAAAAGGAGATCACCGATGGCAAAAAAGTGGATCCAGAAAGCAGTCAACCCAAGCCACAAAGGCTACTGCACGCCGATGACTAAGCCGACTTGCACCCCACGCCGCAAGGCGCTAGCCAAGCGGTTTAAGAAGGGCGGCGATCTACACACCACCAGCAAATAGGAGGCCACGATGACCCCCGCGCACAAGTCTGAGTCCAAGGCTGAATCGCCCAAGGCTGAACAGCGAGATACTGTTACCCCACAATTTGGACCCGTTCCGCCTGCGTCGTTCAATCAGTATTACGCGGGTGGTGTGTTCAAGCAGATCTCAGATTCTGACACGCAAGGTCCCGGCACAACCTACAATCAATACGCTGCTGGTGGACCGATGGAGCAGTTGCGCCTGATCGTCGGCGCGCCAACGCTCAATCAGTACACCGCCGGAGGCATTTGGCCACAACTCGCCGCCGGCGCCGCATAACTTGGCAGTCATCTACACCGCACCGCCGACGCTCGCGACCTTCATCAAGTCGCGGGCGTTTGGCCGTATCTGCGCCGGTCCCGTCGGCTCCGGCAAGACCACCGCCTGCGTGATGGAGGCGCTGCGGCGCTCCATGGGCCAGGCGAAGGCGCCTGATGGCTTTCGTTACACCCGCTGGGCATTCGTAAGACAGACGCTGAAGCAGCTTAAGGACACCGTCCTAAAGGACGTGCAAAGCTGGTTGGCAGGGCTCGGGGAGTGGAAGGTGTCGGAGAACACCTACTTCCTCGAATTCGGCGACGTCAAATCAGAATGGATCTTTGTGCCCTTGGAAAATGCCGAAGATCAGGCCCGCCTGCTCTCCATGCAGCTGACTGGTGCCTGGCTCTCGGAAGCTATCGAGATGAATTTTGACGTCCTCGCCCCGGTGAGCGGTCGTATCGGCCGCTATCCCTCCGGCAATCGCGGCGTCCCCACCTGGTACGGCATCATCGCCGACACCAACATGCCAGTCGAGCTCAGCGACTGGCACAAATTTATGACGGAACCCCCGCCGAACTGGCAAATATTCGTCCAACCAAGCGGCATGTCGCCGGCCGCCGAGAATCTCAATTATCTCCTGCAGACCGAAGAGTCGAAATCGCTTCCCATTAATCATCCCGCTCGACTCGCTCAGGGTCGCAAGTACTATCAGCAATTTCTGCAGATGTACGGGTCGGACCATGCCTGGATCAAACGTTACGTCTACGCTCAATATGGCGATGATCCCAGCGGTGAGGCTGTCTTCAAAGCGAGCTTTAAGCCATCGTTCCACGTCGTATCGGATACCCTTGTGATACCAGGCTATCCATTGATCGTAGGTCAAGATTTCGGCAGAAATCCCTGGTCCCTCATCGGCCAGGTCGACCACCTCGGTCGCTTGCTCATTCATCAGGAAGTTCCCGCTATAAACGTCGGCTTGGAGAAGCACGTCGAGCAATCGCTACGGCCCGTCCTTTTCCACGAGAAGTTCATAGGTTCCAAAGTCATCCTGGTCGGCGATCCATCGGGCATCGCCAAGGGCACGATCGCCGAGGAGACTTCGTTTGAAGCACTCAAACGGCTGGGTCTGCCCTGCTTCCCGGCACCGACGAACGATATCGACGTCCGCACTCGCGCGGTAGAGGCGCTGCTTGGGAAACAGATAAATGGTGGTCCGATGCTGGTGATCAACGGCACCGCGTGCCCATGGCTGGTGCGCGCCATGAGCGGTGGCTATCGTTACAAGAAGCACAAGGACGGCGCCCTGCGCACGGTGCCAGAGAAGTTCGACAAGGAGGGCTTCTCGCATATCGCCGACTGCCTACAATACCTTGCGCTGGTCGTCCACGGCGGGCTGGTCAGCGAGTTCGCCCGCCGGCTGGCGCCGCGACCCAAAATCAAAGACCGCCCGCGCATCACCGCCGCAGGATGGACATGACCCCGCTCTGCGAGCTCGCCAAGAAATACGGCACCGACAAGGGCGGCTGGCATCTGACCTCGCCGCACGACACCTGCCACAACTACACCCCGACCTACTTCTTCCTGTTCGCCGAGCGGCAGAACGAGGTCAAGAACGTGCTGGAGATCGGTATCGCCGATGGCCGCTCGCTGCGCATGTGGCGCGATTTCTTCCCCAATGCCGAGATCATCGGCATCGATAATAATTCAGCCTGCTGGTTTGAAGGACGACGTATCCGTTGCTTTACCGCCGACCAAGGAAGCGCGGACGATCTCAACCGGGTGCTGGGCAATACTCCACCCCGCTTTGACCTGATCGTCGACGATGGCTCACACGAGCCCGCGCATCAGATCTTCACTGCTCGCACACTGTTGCCATATCTCACCCCCGACGGCATCTACGTGGTCGAGGACATCGAACCCGACTGCAAGCCCGAGCTCATCGGCGACCCCATCACCAAGGAAATGCCCTATCGCTGGCACGCAATTTACACCGGTCGTGGCCTCGGTCGTGCCTACTGCCGCTGCGGCTGCGAGACCGGCGAAAATCTCGTGGTCATAAGGAACGGCGGAATTCCGCAAAAAATTAATGGACCCATTGATTTTAAAGAAGAAAAATGAGGGGAATTACCGGCCATGAAGTGCGAATCCGTCGCCGTCCCGTTCCAAACCCTCGCCACTGGTGAGAAGGTCCTCACCGATTACCAAATCGCAGAACAGCCATGGCTCATGGAGTTCATCAACCGGTTCCCGTCCTGCTTCCACCGCAGCCACCTCGGCCAGTACTGGGTGTTCAAGCCAAAAGATCCTGCGGATCCTGCCGACTCTGCTGCAAGCTGATGGCGGTGCCGGACATCGACAAGCCGGCAAACAGCTGGTGCTCGCACGCCTGTGACCGCGGATGCGCGATCTACCCCCGCCGGCCCGAGCAATGCCGCGACTTCCATTGCATGTGGCTGATCGACAGCCGCTTCCCGGACTACTGGTTCCCGGCCAAGAGCAAGATCGTGATCAACCCGAAGCTCGCCGGCGAGAACGCCTACGTAGCTTTCGTGGTCGACCCGTCCTACCCCAACCGCTGGCGCGAGGAGCCGTGGTTCAGTGATATAAAAAAACTGGCTCGTGCAGGACTAGAGGGACTTCTGGGTCAGAAGTGGACGACCGTCGTGCTCGTTGGAGACGATCGCATTCCCATCGTAACCTGAACACCGACCAGTCCGCGGTATCGAGCGGGTTATAGACCTGTGCCTCACGCCACACCTGCTCCATCATGTCCCTAAGCTTCCGCATGCTGCACCCGCTCGAGAATCATATCCATGACCTTACGCCGGCTGTCCGGCGAAAACTGATAACCATGCCCGTGCAGGGTCTGAATCTCGATCCCGAACGGCTCCAGCCGTTGACGGACGTGGCAGATGTGCACCTCGACGGTCTGCGGCGACATCGCTGACGGGATCCGCGCCTTGAGCAGCGCCGGATGCTGGATCATCGTCAGCAACAGCGAGATCTCGGATCGGGTGAGCCCAAAAAGCTGCTGCATGGCGACCAGGAACGCCTCGCGGTTCTCACTCACCATGCGGCTTAGCTGCAGCGCACGCTGATCGCGCGGGAACCCCGGCGGCCAGTCATCGCGCGGCAGGTCGACCAGGCGCCCGGTCACCCGCGCCTCGTTCAGCGTCTCGCGTAATGTTTCGGAAGAAACTCTGATCGCCCGCGCGATCGCGCGCAGCGGCACACCTTCATCCGCCAATCGGACGGCAATTTCAGGATCCAGGGATAAGGCCTCGTATCCCATGTTCCTTCATTATCGTTGATTCTAACTTCCGTCCAGGTTGCAAAAAGTCAACAAGCATGGTAGGCAAAAAAATGGGTCGGGAGTAAACCCGACCCAGTTACGTCTTGGATGAACTCACCACCTAACGGAGTCAACCGATGGACCTATACACGCGTGCTTTTGCTTCAGCAACCGGCTTTCTCGCTCACATTCGCCTGATCTGGCATAGGCTGTTCTTTTACAATGGGAAAAAAGATGCGGTACCACCGGTACCCCCGGTCCCCTGCGACCATAACGAGACGGGCATTCCGAATCCACATTCTCCCCCGGATCCGGCACTTTTAGGGCTCGAATCACCAGAAATTCGCGGAACAAACGCAGAATCCACGCTCGCCTTACCAGCACCCGAGCCCGAAAAGTCTGCCGACCCGAGTGTGACCGGTGTGACCGCGCCGATGGCGAACCGCGCGGAGCGCCGGCGCGCCGCGGCCTGGGAGCGCGCCCGCCGCAAGGCCGACAAGTTCGTCGAGCCGCAAGGCCCAACGCCCATTCCCATCCCCAGGGGAAAAAGAGGAACAGCAGTTGCTGCACTTCCTGCAGCCCCGCCGCTGCCCGACGACAACATCCTCATCCAGGACGAGGACGGCACCTGCTACCGGGAGAGCGAGCTCTACGGTGAGTTCTCGTTCCGCGACACGATCCTCGACCAGCTTGATCGATATTGGATCTACCTCGAGCGCATGAAGAAGCATGATTCGGACAGCTACGAATTCTACAAGAAGCTCGGCGCCACGGTCGTCCCGCCGATCCACTGGTTCATGCATAAGGGACTGAAACACAAAGAAAAAATCTTCGACAAAGACAAAAAACGCCCGATCGTGCTGCACCCGCTGTCGCCCTGGTGGAAGGCCAACCGCCCGACTTTCGGCTGCGTCACCTTCGGCATCGGCACCCAGATCGAGCAGGACGAGCTCGAAATTCGCGACGAAGGCCATGAGAACCAGCGGATGTGGATCCCGAAGTTTCTCTACTTCACCAAGTACAAGACCCCGCCGCCCAACGTGCAGCCGACTACCAACGGCGACGTCTACGCCATGACGGTATGGTGGGACCGCCCGCACGACCCCGACCCCAAATTCGCCGACCGCCACAAAAGCGGGGTGCCCGAGCAGTACGCGGTCTACGTCTCGGCCGACGGCAACGACGTGCACGTACTGCCGCAGTGCCAGACCGACTTCGTGCCGATCCGGCGCAAAAAGCCCTACCACGGCTTCAAGCGCGGCAAGACCTTTACCATTCCGCACCGGCACTGGGCAATCCCAGGGCACTACACCGCCTGGGCCAAATACCACAACACCACTCCGAATATTCTCCTCACCAGCATTTTTCTCAACGCCGCGACCTCACTTGAACAAGCGGCCTACTCCATGGTCCGGGTGGCGGTGCATAAGGAGAACCTCACCGCGGTCTTCGGGGTCGACATCAAGCGGCTCCCTTATTTCTTCCAGGATAGAGATATCACCCTGACCGAAAGGGGATCGAGAAAGCGGGCATTCCATATCGTCCGTCCGCACGTCCGCAAGGACGGCACCCCGGTGAAGACGGCTTTTCGCGGCGAGCGGGAATTCACCTGGGCTGGCTATCAAGTCAAGATCACCATCCCCGGCAGGGACCATTTCCTCATGGCCGAATTCGATGTGGGGGTGGAAGACCTCGAGGAGGTCGATAAGAAGGAGCTCGAGAAATACGCCGACATGAAGAAATTGGCCGAAGTGCTCGACCAGCAGATGGAGCGCGGGATGGGCGGGATCAAGAAATAGCCCGCAGCAGCGTCACGACCCCTAAAACGATTAGGCTGCCGGCGAGCAGCCATCCCATGACAAAGTCATAGGGGCCGCCAGGCTTGGGATAGGTACGCATGTTTTTTCTACTCCAGAATTTTTTTGAATTATGTTTTTCTACACCATAATTTTTTCGGAGAAGCAATTTCTGTTTTTTGGATATGGAGGTATTTGTCCTGTATATTTTAGGTTGTAATATATAGGATGAATAAAATTCTAGGTTGTAATTGGAAATTCGAGTCGTGGATATTTCCAGGTCACTGGAAGAAAACGCCACCGGCCGGGTGCCTGTCCAGTGTCCCCCCCGGTCGAGGCCCATCGCCGCGCGGGTTCCAGCTGTAGAGTCCAGACGCTACAACCGCGCGCCTCCCGAAAAATTATTAAGTGTTTGATTTCGTGGAACTTTTGAATTATTAAAAATCCATTTTGAATTAGAAAACAAGGATGGGTGGGCAGAGCGTCCATCCGCCCTTGTCCATTGTAATCATTATAGAATTAGGTTTTTCGCGATTTTACCCCCACTTCTACCCTAGTCCGCTCTGCCCACCTGTTTTCGAGCGCGAATCAGGATAGCGTCCTGCTAGACGGATTCGTGCCTCGATTCGTGTAACATTTTGATAAAATTGGATAAATTACCTAAAAATAAACGATGCTATCCTGGAATCCATCGTTTTCAAACTATAGACACAGTTTCAGCCGCGCCTCCTAGCGCCACAATCCCAAAAAAATTAAAATCCCCCCCCCCTATGTGCGATGGTATAATAATACATTATTCTAAACTATTGATATAAATATATATATAATTATTGGATACTAAACATACCATATTAGTTACAATAATTACTAATCGCGCAAAATATTATTGAGCCTTCCTGAGACTGTGTCTCTACCCTCAAAAACGATGGATTCCAGGATACCAAAAGGCCTTTTCGACCCCCGCTCTCGCGCTGCAGGGAGCGTAACGCGACCCAAAACTTTTAAAAATATCGTTATAAATCAATAACTTACACGAATTTTACAAAAAATTTCAATTTCTGCTTGTGTTGAATCGAAAAATGGTTTACTAAAGTCAACATAACTTCCAAACCCGAAAGGACCACGAAAATGCCTTTTACCCTTTACCTCGATCCCGATCACGGCTGGCTCGCGGTGCCGCTCTCCACTCTCAGCAATATCGGCTTAGGCGCTGCTGACTTCACCACGTACAGCCATATCGGCTGTAGCGGGACCGTCCTTTACCTCGAAGAATACTGCGACGCGCCGAAATTCATTGCGGTGTTTCGCCAGCAATATGGCTATGAGCCGGCGATCACTGAGCGCTACATCGACGACACCGAAATGGACGGCGAGTGCTGGATACGTCGTCTGCCATGCAACGCAGCCGGCCGCTGGTCGCCGTTTGGAGGGCGCTGAGATGCAAAAGCTAATCGATGCCTACCGCCGCGACCCCAGCCTAACCAATGCGCAGCGAATCCGCTCTTATGAACGCAAGCACATGATGTCTACGGCGCTGCTTTCACCCGCTGACGCGGACCTAGTCGCCGACGCGATCCATCACGCCAATACAGGAGGGCACTAAAAGGCCGAAACGCGGGCCCTGCCCGCGTCGCGCCGTTACGCGGCGCCTGATGAGGTCAGAACGCCAAAACTACCAAAGGACGTCACATGCAAAACCGCATTTTTTCCATCGATAGTCCCAAAGCTATCAAGTCACTCAAATTCGGGTGGCTGAACGCCATTCACTACATGGCCCCGCACGATATCGCGGGTGTCGGGAACCTTTGCCCCAAGGCCACGGAGGGCTGTAAGGCGCTTTGTCTTGGCCTGTGGTCCGGGCAAGCCGGTATGGTCTCGCGCAACTCCAATGCCGATCAAGGCAACGCCGTGCGCGCCTCTCGGAAGGCCAAGGCGCGGCGGTTCATGCGTGAGCGGCCCCAGTATATGGCCGACATCGTGCGCTCGATCGAGTTGGCGGAACGCAAGGCCGCTCGTTTGGGCTATCCGCTCTGTGTGCGCATGAACGGTTCAACCGATATCGCCTTCGAAGGCATTGGCTGCGAGCGCAAGGGCCAACGCTATCGAAGTCTAATGCACGCATTCCCGCATTTGGCGTTCATCGATTACACCAAGGTGGCATCGCGCCTAAAGCGATCGCTGCCGGCGAATTATCACCTGACCCTTTCGCGGTCTGAGATTAACGAAGGCGAGTGTATCGAGGCACTGCAGCAAGGCCACAACGTCGCCGTGGTGTTCAAAGGCGCGCGGCCGGCGACCTGGCATGGCTTCACTGTGATTGATGGGGATAAACATGACCTGCGGCATTTGGACCCCAAGGGCGTCGTTGTGGGCTTGTCGCCTAAAGGTCGCAAGGCCAAGCGCGACACGAGCGGATTTGTGGTGCGGTCATGATGTGGCAAAAACATTGCGACCCCGACGTTCAAAAGATTTTGGATTGGCAGAAAGCACAACAGCGTTCGCATTTTGATATTGCTGGCCAAGTGCTGAAAGATATCAAGGACGAAATAATAAATCCGGGTGAGGAGGGTCTAACCCTCACCCATCATGTTGTCACCTATACCGCCATCGTTTCAGCACCTGCGCTTGGTCCGCTTGCATTGGTAGCACCCGTGGCCACGTGGACCGCGCGATGGCTGTGGAGAAAAGGCCGCGCAAAATGAATTGCAGTGGCTGGGGCTTGCGGGCCCTAGCAACGGCAATTTTGCCGACAACGGAGTAACGATAATGGACAAGTACGAACAAGCCGCGCGCGCCTTTGGTTGGACGCACGACGGCGATAATGGCGGCTTTATTTACAACACTAACGACTACGAGAGTTGGAAAGCGGCCGCATCGTGGGCACCCGACAACGGGTCAATCTATGAGATCTGGCAAGAGTGCTGCGAGATGGAAGGAATCGAGGTGGCATCATGAAGCTCAACAATGACGAATCCGCGCGCATAGAATTCAGCGAACGACTAGCTGAGGCGCTCGATATCCTTGGCGAAATCGGCGCCAACTATTGCGGCGACCTTACCTATGGACAAGCCAAGCGGTTTCACAACGCGTGTGACAAGCTTGCTGCATTGGCCGATGAGGTGTTGCCATGAAACCGTTTCACGAGCACCCGCTCTTGCAGAACTACAGCGAATGGATCGGTGCCGATTATTATTTCGCGCCGTGGTTCTGCACTGAATGCAAAGCCGCCATCGATGGCCCGCCCTATGAGATAGGCGAATACGTCGTGACCAACGTGCCGCTTTGGCGCGTATGGATGAAAGCGACGTTCTGGTTGCCTACCCGCACCCCCGTCTTTGAAACCACCCGCAAGCGCGAGGCACTGCGCCATGCGAGGCAATTAGAAGCCCGTAGGCGCGATCTGGAGCGCGTCAGGCAGGGTGACCAAGGGGCCATTGCCGAAAATTTTAAAGAGGTCGAGCGCCTAAAGGAGCGCGAGAAAAATGATTAGAGCTATAATTACGGCTGGGGCGCTTGTCCTGTTTTTGGGGCAAGCGTCCGCCGCTCCGCCGCAATTTGATTTCTGTCAAGCGCAGGCGTCCAAACTATATCCGTGGGCAAGCCAAGGCAAAGAACGCACGGACGCTACAATTCAATGCTTGGAATTTCATCGCTCGCAAAATCGGCCGGTTGCGATTGTGCCAACCAAGCCTTCGCAATTATTTGAACCACCGGAGGAATACGATTATTTTTATCCTGGCACATTCGACGCCGTGCCGGATGTACCGGAATATCGGTTGCGGCAATTATGTGCTGGAAAATACCACGCTGGCGATGTTGCGCTAGGCTGTGCGATCGTGCGGGGCGATACCTGCACAATTTATCTCGCCGATAAACAAACAATAGCGCGCACGAGTGCAACGCTTCTCGATATTTTCCGGCATGAACGCGCGCATTGTAACGGCTGGGTGCACGATTGAAATTAGTTGTTTACTTTAGTAAACTAAGGGAGTAAAGGAACGGTTCGTAAAGAACTCTCATAAAGGCTTCACCATCATGTCAACTGAACTCGACGCTATCAAACGCAAGATCATGTCGCTGGCCGCGAAGACCGTGGCCAGCGGATGCAGCGAGCACGAAGCCCTGTCCGCGATGGCGGGCGTGGGGCGCTTGCTGGCGCAATATAATCTCACGATGGAGGAATGCGACGTGCGTTCCTCGCCGTGCAAAACGCTCGAAATCGATGTCGGCCGCAAGCATCGCCACCCGCTCGATGGCTGCGTGTGCGCGCTTGCTGATCTGGTCAACGCCAAGACCTGGTTCCAGCGCTATACCAAGATCAACGGTAAATGGGTCAGGCGTGGGACCTATGCGTTCTTCGGGCAGACGCAAGACCTTGAAGTTATCGAGTATCTGTTCAACATCATGCGCGCTGCGATCGAGAACGACACCAAAGCGTTCAAGCAATCGCAGCACTATGGCTATGGTGAAACATTCCCGTCTGAACTTGTTCATGCGGTTGCCGGTAAGCGACGTTCCGCTACGCGCTCGTTCCAGCGTGGCATGGCGCGGACTTTTAGCAATACATTACGTCTCATGAAACAAGAGAACGATGCCGAGTTGGCCAAATATCGCACCACCGGCACCGCGCTGATGGTGCTAAAGGACCAATTGATCGAAGACGAATGGAGAAAGTTAGGCTTCAAGCTTGGGCGTGTGGGCTACAACTATCGCATCAATGATGGCGCGGCCTATCAGTTGGGCAAGGCGGCAGGCGAACGAGTGAACTTGCGCCGGCGGCCGATCAAAGGCAACGAGCCGCCGTCGGGGTTACTCAAATGAATGATGAAGATAAACTGCTAACGCCTCCATTCAAAGTCTACGATGATGTCAATGTGGCCGATCAGACTGGCCTCCACATATGCAGTTGTGACAATACAAAGGTTGCTGAAGCTATTGCGGCTGCGCTCAATGCCATTGTGAGAATTGCCAATCGGATGAAAAAATGAAAAAATGATGAAGGACTATCAGCGCCAGCGTGTGTACGATTGGGAGGACGACGTCGTTCGTTCACGCTGTTCCAATATCGTGCGCTTCGAAAATGGTCAGCAATACGTCGATGGCGTGTGGTTGGCCAATGGCTGGACCCGTCCGCCCAAGGTGTTTCCGCATCGCTCCAAGAAAGTCATCGCATCGGCGCATCACGGCGTGGTTAATTTGCCGGACAAAGTGGCCGCTTGGGTCATTCTGCACGAACTCGCCCATGCGTTGACCGATGACCAGCATGGGCCAAATTTTGTTGGCGTCTATCTCACGCTGCTCGAGCGCGTGGAGAGACTGCCCAAGCTGATGCTGATGTATTCGCTCGAGCAAGCCAAGATCGATTACGCCCTTGGCGCCCA